GTATACTACAATTGGAGCAGCACTTACTTTGTTGATGATTAGGTTGATAATGGCATAAAGGTCAGAGTTTAGATAAAGACCTTTTTCGATAAAGTTTTGCGTTGTTGGTGCGGTCCAAATGACGTTGTTGCCCAAATAAGGAAAAACTGCATTTAGGTAAGTAGAATCTTTTTGGTTAAAACCCAGTGCGGCTTTAATTCTATCTATGTAATTCATTCCGTTTGCTTTTTTTGTAAAAATAGGGTAATAAAATAAAAAAATGATGCCATATCCTAAACGTGCCAAAATTTAGAAACAGACAACTTATCAAATGCGTAACGGATTGCGTCAATTGTGTGGTTAAAATCGTCAACTGGGGTATCCGAACGCTTGTCATTCCATACGTAATTGTTTAATTCTTTAATGATTGTCTTTGATTCTTGAGATACCACAATTTGGTAGTCTTGCATTTTCTTAATTCCGTACCTAACCGAATCAGGTCCCTTTGTACAAGGAATAATGTTAAAGCCAAAATTGTAAATTTCATTAATCAGTCGAGGCTCTGCTGAGTCTGCAACAATCATGTCGTTAGGCTGGCAGTATTTACCAATTTTTTTTGATATGTCGGTTGTTGTCAATCCAGTTTCTGCAAAGCATTCTTGGCAATAAATCAATCCTTTGTCCTCATCAACGGCAACTTTTATTAATGTAGTAGGGTCAATGCTAAAACCAAAGTCCATTCCAAAGCCAAAAGGTAAAGAGGTGTCAAAATCAGAAATTTTCCAGTTCTCAAATATGGCTCCCTCTGCCTTGTCCATCCAATTTCCCATTACAATGTGGTTAAACTTAGTCGGGTTCCGCTGCTTCATTGCCTCAAATCGTGCGACAACAGTAGTATTTAGGTTAATAATATTGTCTAAATAGGTGGTATGTATGTAGGTGCAATCATTTTTGGTGCCTGTAAAGCCTGAGTTTACCATGTAATCCTCAAAAAAACGCTTATATACCCAATGCTCTTTGGTTGCTGGGTTCATTATAAGCAAAACTCTGTTGGGTTTGTTTACTGCACGCACAGATAAGTCAATGCGGTCAAAAATATCCTCATCAACCAACTCCTCCGCTTCGTCCATTACCCAAGTTGTAACGCCAGCAATTGACTTGAGATTAGCCGTTGCGGTGCCTTGGCTGGTTTTTATGCCTCGGAATAAAATCTTTGAGCCTGTCGCCTTGTTTATGATTTCGCTTTGGGTTATTTCAAAGTCGTCTGACTTATTCATTAACTCAATCTTATCGATAAATTCAGGGATAATCGAAATAAACGCAGAGGTTAAAGTCCAACGAGTAAACAAAATGACGTGACCTTCTTGGTAAGTAAGGTTTAACAGAAACATAGACAATGTCCACGACTTACCGCTACCTCGACCGCCAGTTATAAGGTAATAACGTGTTTTAGGTACCTCTAAAAATAAAGGTTCGTATTTATCAATTATTTGGATTTTATCCATTCAATTGGTGGTGTTACCTTTTCACCTAAAGTTGTAACGTCAACGACTTGCTTAGGCATTCCAAATCGGTAGTTAAGCCAGCATTTGATGGCTTGTATGTCGCCGTCTTGGCATCTGTCCCAAAGCGCTTTCCAAGCTTGTTCAGGTACGGCAATAGCGTCCATCTGCTCAATGATTTTAATCTCATCGGCTTTTGGCTTTCTGCCTGCTCCTATTCTTGCTCCTCCGTTTTGTCCCATTGAAATAATCTGTTTATTCAGTCAAAGATAAAAAAAAGCCTAACCAAAGTTAGACCTTATCAAATACCATAATCGTGTAGCCAAACCAAGACGCATTGGTTGCAGCGTTCCTAATCGTTTGAGAATCTTTTGCATTGTGCTTAAATCCTCGGTCTACAATTTGCCCAATGATATAGTCGTTATTTGCACAATTTACGTGACCATCTCCTCCTTGACCTACCACCGCCCAGCTAATAATTAAATGCTTTTTAGCGTGCTTTGTTATGTTGTCAATAAATTGCTCCTCAAATTCTTTTGGGATATGCTCGCCAACTTCCAGCGACAAAACAACGTCAAATTTTTTGCCTAAATAAAACGGCTTAGATAAGTCCAGCACTTTGCCAATTCCGTTAGTTATCGTTTCTGTATTTGGGTTGCCATCGTATGCTTCCACCTTATAGCCTTCACCTTTAAAAGCTTTTGCATAGTCACCAAGTCCACACCCAAAGTCGACAACTGTCTTGGCTTGCTTATCTGCTAAATACTTGCATAAAGCCGCTGCAATGCTTACATCGTGAACGTGTCCTGTTTGGTCCGTTGTCTCCCAAAAACCTACCTCGTTAATTTTCATATTTTTAAATTTTAAAAAAAAGCTTGAGCAGAACCCAAGCCTTTTCATTTAACAAAAACCCAAAATAACTACATTAAAATTATTGTCTGACCAGTAGGCTCGCCTGTAAAATTGCAAAGCTTTCCGTTCCATTCAAATCTTACTTCCTTCTCTCTTCCTTGGTAAGCTGCTGCCAATGTTCTTATTTGCCGCTGGACAAGTTCAATGCATTCAAATTTACCCTTTCCTTTGTTTGACCAAGGGGACCATTGTCCGTCTCTTAATCGGTAACGAATCTCTAACGAATAATCAGGCTTTGAAATCGGGTAACCTTTAGCCATCTTTTCGCTTTATTACTACCTCCAAACCAATCTCTTCACAAATCTTGCGTAAGTTAAAAAGGCTTATTGACTCCAAGCCATTTTCAACGTGGTTAATTGGTGCATGACTCAATCCAATTTTCTTGCACAAATCCAGCTGGTTGTATCCAGCTTGCTTTCTTGCTTTCTTAATTAGTAACCCTTCGTAAATGCTCATTTGCTTAATCTTTACGCAAATATAAGATTGCGATTTAATTCCAAGTTATAAAGGTGATTTTTGTTTAAAAAGGTAATAACTGGTAAATACCCATTTGTATAAACTCGTCTCCTTTTTTGACCAAGCATTTGCGAACGTTCAACTCAAAAACATTTTTATCGTCAAAGCCGTACTTTTTCTGAGCAATATCCATCAATAACTTAACTGGGTTATCTAGGTCACTTGCTGAGTTGCTAAAGCCAAAGAAAAACTCAACCCTTAACATTTGGCTTGTGTCCACTTTTGACGCTGGCATACGCAAAAGCATTGCTTTCTCGTAATCTTTGTAGGCTGGTGTTTTAAAACGCTTGCCTTGCCAAGCCAAATTAACGCTTAAAGGCTTCTCGTTTATTTTAAACTGAATCATTTGCAGCGTTCATAAATCCAAGACCAAGCCAAGGTCCACAAAGCCAGCAGCACAATAAAAAGCAGTAGGCTAGAAATCTTTAGCAAAGCCAGTAGGGTAATGCCTACCAGCGCTGCAAAGATTGCGTACAAATCGTTTTTTTTCATTTAAAAAGGTAAGTTATCGTTTTCGATAATGCGCTTCTCTGTCGGCTTGTTTGCTACCTGCACAGGCTTCCAGTCGTCTACTTCCAAGTAATGCGTTGCTTTGCCCTCCACTTTTTCTTGCTTTTCCTTCATTACTAGATTTACCCATTCGGTATCGTTAGCGTTTAGGTATGCCAATAACTTTTCAAGGTCAGTTCTGCTTTGGCTAATCTTTGTCATTGTGCCAAATTTTGTTTGGATAATCTTTGCGTTTCCGCCGTAAATCTTGCTCATAATTGTTTTGTTTTAGTTGTTTATTTTTATAATCCATTGATTGTAAATCTCTGTGGCAATTTGTGCTGTCATTATTGGAGGTACTGACATTCCAACTATGTAAGCATATTTATTGCCATTAAAATCATAATCTTGAGGAAAAGTACCAATACAACAAACCTCATATTTATTTGGCTTTCTTGGTTCATCAAACAAAACGCAAGCATCTTCATTTGATGTAAAAGTTAAAGGTACATTTTCTAATTTTAAATATTTATTATTCCAAAATTTCATAACTCCTTCCCTTTGAGCAGCATTACTCATATCCATATCTTCAGGCAATCTTAAATGCCAAAGCCTTAAAGCTTCTTGTCCTGTTAACATCCTGTCATTTTCTAAATTTTTTATATAAAAATCCTTAAAACGAATAGATTTCTCATTAAATTCTAATTTTAGTTTAGGCATTTGGGTAAAAAAATCAACTTGTTGTAAAAATGGTTTTGCTAAATCTTTTCTCAGACAAATAAAAAAAACTCTTTCTCTTTTTTGAGGAACTCCCATTTTTGAAGCATCTAAAAGCCAATGTTGACAATAATAACCAGCTTTGTCAAATTCTTTATAAATCTTCTTTACATATTCAATTGCACTTCCTAATAATAACCCTTTTACATTTTCAGCAACAACAATTTTTGGTTGCAGTTTTTTTGCCAAATCTATAAAGTCAAAAAACAAAGTGTCCAATACTTGGTCTGCTTGCCCTTCTCTAAATTTTTTTTCTCTTCCCCAATCATCTTCTCTATTTCCAGCCATTGAAAAAGAACTGCAAGGAGGGGAACCATCTAATATGTCTAAATTATAAAGTTCATCAGGTAAATCATCTCTTAATTTAAAAGTTTGAATTGGCTCTAAAAAAAAATATTTAGGATTATGATTTACTTTATATGCTCCAATCATTTTAGGGTCGATTTCATTGCATCCTAAGACATCAAATCCAGCTAATTTATACCCCATTGTAGAACCTCCTCCACAGGCAAAACATGAAAAAACTTTGCCTTTATCCTTTGAAAAAACTGAATCTTTTAAATTCCATTTATATGGAAATCTGTGTTGATTATTATCTTTCATATCAACTTATCTAAATTTTTATTCTCTTTAATTGCGTCCAAAATAAACAATTTCCAAATCTTATTCTTTGTTTTGGCTCCAACTGATGACTCTTCAACGTATCGCGTTGTCAATCTTAATTCCTTACGCACTTCGCTTTCTAGCTCTTCAACGTTAAACTCCCAAGGTTTTAAAATTCCCTTTTCTTGGAATCTGTTAAACCAATAAACTCCCCACTCTGCAATGTGTCGGCAAGTTCCAGTTTCTTTGGCGTGCTGGTAATTTTCGCGAAACGTTTGGCGTCCAATTTCTTTCCAATGCTCGATTTCTTCGTTTGTGTATTCGCGTTCTTTGTTGTTTAAAGCTTGGACTTCCTGTACGATTTGGCTTTGGTGGTGGGCATAATACTGATTTATCCAAACGCTTACTGTTTTCTCGTTTACGTGGTAAAAATCTCCATACTGACCTCGCATTCCAGCGTGCAAAATGTAGTCCACTCTTGCCTCTGTCATCCAGCCGTAGCTGCCAAATAACTTACTGAGGCATCCAAGTAACTCGCTTGCCTCTTCTTTCTTGTATTCTTTAAATTGTTTTAGTCCGCAAACAAACTCCATCTTTCGGAGGTGCGTTAAAATTATCTCATTCATTGTTTAGGTGTTTTTGTTTTTGTAAATCCTCGTAAAGTTCGTCAAATACGTTGTAAGTCTTTGACTTTTCGGGTGGCTTGTAGCTGGTTTTTAAATTGTTGGCTAGGTAAAGGTTAAAACTATTTTCAGCCTTTGCAATCGTCATGCTTTCGCCTTCTTTAATTGTTGCCCATTTTTCAAATAGCTTTTCAATGGTTTCGTTATCTGTTGAATGTACGTGCGCCATCCTTTCAAAATACGGACGCTTTAAAGGCTTTTCTTTTTTAAAATCAATAAAGACATCCTCCAAAGAAAAAAGTGCGCCAGCGCTTATTTGATTGTTTACATTACCATTTACATTAACATTATCATTTACATTAACATTACCATTTACATTAACAGCTACGTTTGCTAGAGAATTTGTAGCATTGCTAGGATTTGCTAGGTCATTTCTAGCATTGCTAGCTTTTGCTAGACCTCCCTTTTTACCAGCCTCAGACCTTAAATTTTTTTTCTCATCCCAAATCTTTAGGTCCCTTTTAAGCTGGGTCTTAATTGGTAGAAATGCAAGGCGCACAAACTTATCGTCTGTTTCAGGGTCTTCGTCGTTAACATAGCTAAAAATGTGCTTAATTAACTTACCAGCTTGCTCATCGTCAAGCTCTTCAAAGACTTCTCTTTGGTCAGTATAAAGTACAAATGATTTTTTCCCTTCCATAAAATAAAAAAGGCCCTATCGTGTCGGAGTCGATGGGCCTTGGTGGTTATCACCTATGAAAGATTCAAGGCTCCGACCTCTTAAATCTCTCATTATTTATACAAATATAAATCTTTTCGATTTATCCAACGAGACAACGCTTCTTTAGTTGAAAATAAATGCAACCATAAGACAGTCCCATTTCCATGGCAATAACCTTAATTGGTTTTCTGTCCTGCCAAGCTTCAAAGATTAACTCCTTTTGATATTCAGTTAGATTGCGCCCCCTCATTGTCGTTTAAGATTTGTTCAATAGCTGATAAGCAGTCGTGAAATAGATTGCCACCTTGGTCAATCGAATTGTGGAGCCGTTCAAACAAAGTCACAAACTCGTGAAACTGCTTAATTGTTGCCTCACCGCCGTCGTAATTTTCCAAGAATCTAAACGCATCGGTTGACTTACGTTTTAAAGCGTTATTCATGTTTTTATGCTTTGTTCTTAGGTCTACGTCAAATGCTTTTAGCATTGTCACGTCTTCGTAGTAATCTAGCATAATTTCTTGGAGCGCCAAGTATACCAAGTACTTTTGCGTTGCTCGGTGGTTAAGTTCGGTTATAATTTCCTCGCGTGTCATATTTTAATATCTCGAATGTTAATTAATTCATTTTTTACCTGTAACCAATAATTGTTAGGACTAACTTCTAGTATTTGCTCTACACAAAATATTGCGTCATCAAGCGCAAATTCAAAATCATCCTCGGTAAAATCGTATTTTTTAAAACAAGATATTAAATAATCTGCTTTTTCTGCTGGTGTCATCTTTTTACCGTATAGCGTGCAACTCTTTTTCCGTTCTCCAGCGTAACCATATCGGTTACCACGTTTAAACCTTTGTCTCTAAGGTCAGCAATCCTTGCGGCTAGTCTAAAGCATCCAAACTGGTTTAAAGCTTCTAGCTGGGTCAAGGAATAGCCATTTAATAGCCATCCCTTAATAAGTGCGTTTTGTGAGTCGGTGTTTGTCATTAGTTCATTAATTTTTCTATCTCTAAAGTTGCATCGGTATAGACTTGACGAAATTCGTATTCATTTAAAGGCTCAATTTCATTTTTCGCCCAAAAATCTGCGTGCCATTTAATCAAATCAATTTTGATATAGGCATAAATAAACAAATCAGGTAAGTAATTAGGGTTTACAACTAGGACATCATTGTCGTTTAAAATCATGTAATGAAAGTCTAATATTTTAAAATACTTAGGCACATCAATTTCAAACTCTGTTACTTTGGTTGATTTAATTGTGTAAAAATTCATAGGTGTTTGGTTTTATTGTTGCATTAATTTAATGCCTAGCATATAGCCAAGCGCAAAGATTGGTGACATTGCTAGGATAAAATACAAGATTTTTCCGATTACTCTAGTTGCTTTTTTCATAGGTAAGTTTGGTAAAAGTCCATTAATCGTTTTGCTCTTGACCATTCAATTGAGCCAATAACCGCCTCAGCAGAATAAAAGCAATACCAGTATTTTGCGCCTTGCTTTGTAAATGGTCCGTAATGTGTTTGATTTTCCATTGGTGTATTGGTTAAATGTTTAGCAATATTAAAAAGAATCTAAGAAATAAAAAAGATTTTATATCTTTTTCTCAATCATGTTTTTAGACTGTGCTATATCCAGCAACTTCTTAACCTTGCGAAATTCTATGTTTTGGTCCTCAGCTATTTCTCGGCAGCAATAACCATAAGTAGCCAAAGTTAATATGCGGCTAACTTGGTGGTCACTAAGTATCTGAAAAATGTTTTCATCCATTAGCTTTCGTGGGTAAATTTCATGCAGCTTTAGCTTTGTGTAAAGTAGGTAACCCACCTTTTCCGCATCCAATCCTAGCTTTGCAGCTATCTTTTTGCGTGTAAATCCTTCGATGTACAAGCGCTTGATTTCGTCGATTATCTCTTGAGTTTCCACAATCTTTCAAAGGTTTCGTTAAATGGTAGCTTTTCGGTTTGGTAAGTAGACTTAACGCCTCTCGGCGCTAGGTCTGCTGGGCGTTGTATCTCTTTGCCCAAATAGGTGTATTTGCTCATTTCTTTCCGTAGGTTTTGTCATAATACATTTCACCTGATTCATAGGTAGGGTCAAAGTCTCTATAACCAAAATCAAATCCTTCACAAAAACCAATATCAAAAGCATCTTGAATTTGCTCATTTTCTATTTCTTTGGCTTTTTTAAGTATAATCCCAATTATAATTTGATTTCCACTTGGAATTAAATTTTCTAATTGTTGCATTGCAAAATCTACTGCCGTTTCTTTCATTTTATTTGTAGGTTAAAGTTTTCAATTAATCTTGCTCCAGTAATATTCTCGCCTCGTTTGATGGCTTCTTTAATTGCTACTTTGTCAGCAGTTACCACGTTTTTAATGT